GAGAGAGGTGCAGCCATCGGCGTAAGAACGCATAAAATAGGTGCCAACACTTGTCAGCCCAGATGTGTCTGGTACGGATAATGAAGTGAGAGATGTACAGTTGTAGGCGTAGTAAGCCATAAAATAGTTGCCAACACTCGTCAGCCCAGATGTGTCTGGTACGGATAATGAAGTGAGAGAGGTGCAGCCATCGGCGTAAGAACGCATAAAATAGGTGCCAACACTTGTCAGCCCAGATGTGTCTGGTACGGATAATGAAGTGAGAGATGTACAGTTGTAGGCGTAGTAAGCCATAAAATAGGTGCCAACACTTGTCAGCCCAGATGTGTCTGGTACGGATAATGAAGTGAGAGAGGAGCAGCCGTAGGCGTATCTATACATAAAATAGTCGCCAACAGTTGTCAGCCCAGATGTGTCGGGTACGGATAACGAAGTGAGAGAGGAGCAGTTGTTGGCGTAAGCCCGCATAAAATAGTTGCCAACTGTTGATATTGGAGTAGCGGTAGTATCCCAACCAACAACAACCGACGCTTTTATATTTGGCAATACTGATGTTGTGCCAGAATCCATTCCAGACAAAGGCGTTCTGAATTGATAAACCTTACCCGCTGTCAGCGTGCAATCCGTGCTAAGCCAAGTTCCAGAAGTACCTTCACGCCATTGCGTACTTTTCACCATCGACTTGGTAACCGAAGATGCGTCACTTGCGGTTGTAATAGTGGCGATTATTGCATCATAAGCCTGCGTCATACGCTCACCTCGTATCCTTTACCGCCCAAGCCCAACGCAAGGGCGGTTTCATATTCGCCACCCCTACGCCAAGCTGAACAGTTCTGTGCCGAAGTCGAGCTTGAACGTGTCGTCCTTTGCGAGTGTGACCTCCGAGCCGTAGTCGAAGAAGCAGATGAGCTCGTCGTTCGCAGCGGTGTCGTTGTAGATGATGACGTACCGGAACGGATCAACTGCGCCCGATGCGGTCAGGGTCTTGTCCGCAACCACCAACTTGTACGTGCCGGAAGTCTGACTTGAGCTTGATACCGACAGCGAGAGATCGCCCAAGTTGGTCGCGACAATAGTGGTGATGTCTGCTAACTTCACATGAGCCGATGCAGATGGGGCGTTGGTAGCGTTGGAAAACGCGACCTTGAGTGTGTCGCTTGCGAGATTGTGTTTCTTCTCTGCAAGGTCTTCTACGAAACATTGAAATTTTGTGTAAGTTGCCATTTGTTACCTCCATATGTAACTAATATACTCAATGTAGCTCTGGGTGTGCAGCCCAAAGTTTATCAACCTTTTCCTCAAGCGTTGGCTCGGGTGCGGGGGCGTCCGTGAGCCCAAAATACTCCAGAATATCATCACTCGTCCCATTCCAGCGGTCAAGGTCAACGTAATGGGATGCAACGCCATACTCCGCACCATTTCCCTTCTCGCAAGTTTGATGAATGAGCCACTTGCTTACACCTTTAGGCAATGCGGGTGGCGGGTTCTTTTCAGGCGTGAATTGCGGATATGGCAATGCTTTTAGATAATGCGCAAGCCACCAGTCCACGCTGGGCAATTGCGATATGTCCACGAATTGATTTATCCAGCTTGCACGGCTGTATACGATTGGATAGCGTCCAGTGCGTTCTCGCACATACTCAAGACACCGCACCAACGTATCCGTAATTTTCGTTTTGGTTTGCCCGTGATCCAGCTCCATATCCAACACCAAGCGGTCTGTGCTGGTCGGGCGAACGATGTTCAGGAAGTGCTGCATCTGGCTGACGGCGGATTCTCCTGGGTATATTACGTGGTAAGCCATACGTGGGACTTTAATATTGTCCCAACTGTAGCGGAACCATTTATCCTGATACCCCCACGATATACCCGCACGCACGGCTACGAACTCACATTTGGCATTGATAATGTCAAAGTTGGGCTTGCGCTTGCCATCCGAACTGAATTGGTAAGCCGATATATCCACGCCTAAAGGAAACTCACTCATAATTCACCTCTCTTTTTTGCATAATATAATTTTACCACTTTCACGCAACCTCATAAGTAATCTCAAAGCCAATAGAATCGCCATTGCCCCAAGTAAATGGAACGGTTGCAGATAGATTAGTTGAGTTCGAGCCTTGTGTCGGATCAATAAATAAACTGATTTTATCTACATTTACGGAGGGGGCAATTTGTGCAATTCTCTCATAGTTTGCAGTACCAGCTTTTCTAATATGTGCTACCCCATAGAAGTTAATCCCAGCAGTATTCACGGCATTTATCGGCAATGAAAATGCCCAATCGCCAGAACCGTACGTGGTAGTGCTGCCCATAACCAATCCGAGCACATAAGTACAAAGTTTCCCAATCACAATATATCGCCCAGTCAGCGTTCCATTTCCTATCGATGGATTAGTTGTGGCTGCAGTCCAAGTCGGAGTGTAATTAAACCACTGCGGGAAGTCCTGCGGCGCTGCAGCATAGCTATATGCCTGCCCGCTAATGGTGGTACTGGCTAAACTGTAATCCGAACCACCAGTGATTGTAATCGTAGTATCTGTGGAAAAAGCAGTTGCCACAACGTAAAAATATTTTGTGGTAGTCTGCACCAGCTTGATTTTTGTCCCTTTGGGGAACCTGTAACGCACATCTTTGCGCGGTATCCTGAAGCTGGTAGTGGACACATAAGACCAAGTGTCGGTGTCGTAAATCCAACCGTCTAAGCCATCGCCAGAAAGTTTGCCATTATCATCTATGGCTACACTGCTATTTTGAAGTGTTCTGCCACCAGTACCATCCCAGCGTACAATGGCATTATCAGTAGAACTTGCAGGATGTTTTGTATACTGAGGATGGTCATCATCCAATAATCCTGTAAGTTCACTGCCATGGTCGTGAATATGGTTTGCAGATGCGAAATCAGTCGAATTCTTTCCATCCAGTTTATCGCTATCCGCAGCTTTATCAGTCCTTAGCAGGTATTGAGGATGGTCATCGTCTGCTAATCCAGTTAGACCGCCATGGTCAGTTACACCACCGCTGCCAGCATTGTCATCTACATATTTTTTATTTGCTGCCTGATAATCTGACGTTGGGGCGCTTGAGGGTGTAACAGGAAAACTGGTGAATGTCTTTATACCTCCAACCGATTCATCTCCCGATTTATGTACAACAGCAGTATCATCTGCTTTTGTGCTATCGCGTGGAACCACTGTTCCAAGTGTATGTCTGTCGGTTGTATCATGTCTTGTATTATTTAGGTACTGAGGATGGTCATCGTCTGCTAATCCAGTTAGACCGCCATGGTCAGTTACTCCGCCACCACCACCTGTAGGTCTTTCCCACCTTTGGAGCCGTTCCACTTCTCGTTCAAGGCTTCTAATTCGCTGAATTACAGCGTCTTCAAATGCACTCACAATTCACCTCGCAATCGAACATCAATCTGCTCGCCGTTATCTTGATCAACTTTAACTCTCACGCTTGAAATGTGGCAATCCACGTTATAGCCAAAAGCTTGAGCGGTAACGATATCCCCGAATTGATAATGGACGCCAAACTGCATTCCGGGCGTATCTAACAGCCTGCCAGTCAATATCTGCTTTGGCTTATAATCATTCAATACTTCATCACCATCAGCCTGCAAAGCAGCAGTATTATCATTATCTCGACTATCCTTAAAGTACTCACGGCGGTTCCACTTGCTTGACCCTATTCTGCTGCTGTTATAACGCTGCACGGTCATTCTGGCATCCTCTTCACCTTGCCCAGCAACGAGTACCCAGTTGCGCTCATCAGAATGAAAAGTGCCAAAAGAAGCTTCGTCTAAATTGCCGTACTGTTTGCCAACAAGTCGCGGGTCGCCGGAAGTACGGCTGTGATCCGTGCCACGCTGACCTGCATAAGTTCTGAACTGAAAGACGGCTGGAGCGGTTCTAACCACATCAAAAGCTAAATAAACGCCATTTTCATTAGCCACATCAGCTAATTCCTGAAGTACAGTCAGAACATTGCGATATGCAAACGCTTTTGTAATGGACGCTCCACCAGCACTTACGTTTCCGGCAACTGTAATTTTCCGGCGTTCAGCAACTGCCAATTCCCCTAACTGTTCTCTGACAATAGCCTTCATCATATCGTCAGGCTTACCCGTCTTTTCAGCTTGCGCGCTGCCAGCATAAGCCCAAACGATAGCTGTATCCAGTAACCAATTCGCATCGGTAGCATAAAGTTGGATGTATTCTCTGCCTTCTCGGTCTGTGTAGAACTGCCAGTCCTGCAGAAAATAAGCGGTGTCGTTCTGCAGCTCAAGCGAGCCGTGCTTTTCCCGCCATATCTCGAACAATTGCCCTACCGCAAAATCCTCATAGCGCATTAGCTTGCGAGGAATTGTCAACACCATACTTCCAATGGTATTTTCAGTGCGCACATATTCCAATCTTGTGAAAGCCTGAATGACGCCGAGCTTCACTCCAGCATCTGTATACCAGTCAATTTCGTATCTCATTCTAACAGCGCTCCGTCTATGCCCCAGAATCTCGGCTTCCAAGTAATCCACGCTTTTGTATCTGCGGTTGTGGTCGCTTTATCCATAAATACGCTAATCGAATTGACGCCGGGCTTCAAGTAGAAATTGCCGTAATCGCTTCCGGGATTAACATAGCGCAGCAGGTTGCCCCGTCCAGCCCAACCGCCCCTGAATTTCAAGTTAACTGGGTCGAAGTTCAAGCCAATCCATTCGCCTTTCTGAAGCGTCAAGTCGTTGAATTCTATATGCGCTCCAGTCGAGTAATTGATAATGGAGTAGAGCTTTCCGGGACCCGTCACGGAAATAAATGGATAAGTGTTGGCTGAACCGCTCGAAACGTTAAGGTTGAGCGCAACCACGCCTGAGACTGCGTTCTCGTCAGGGTCTTCTGCTATTGTTGAGAAGTCACCACCTAAGTAGAATGAGCCGTCTGAGGTAAGGCATATAGCTTGTAAGAATGCAGTTCCTGGCAAATTGATATCAAGCGGTTGGAATGCGCCTTGCACGCTCTTTGCAATGCGGTCTGTCAATGTAAGGCTCCCAGCTTGCGTAAATGATCCTCCTAAATAAATATCGCCATTGTTAGCACAATAAACTTTGTAAACAGTGTTATTTAGACCGCCTGCCATTAGCGAACCCCAATTGTTTCCGCGCCATGCTGCCACATAATCAGCTTTTGGATCATTACCAGCGTTGGTAAAATGGCCGCCAATAATAATTGTTCCGTTGGGATTAGTGTCTATTGAACTGACCATGCTATTTAATTCTGTTGCGCCTAAACTTGTAAATGACCCGAATGCCGACCCATCCCACCAGCAGATATAATTGCCATTCGTTCCAGTTGCATTGGTAAAGTAACCACCAATCAATAGATATGTGCCATGCGATTTTAATATAAGGACGGTATCATTTAATCCAGTTGCAAGCGGAGCCCATGCCGATCCATTCCAATAAGCAATACGTTTACAATTGGCATTACCGCTTGCAGAAGTAAAATAGCCACCAATAAATATTTGCCCATTTGGCATAATTTCTATTGCTTGTACTACGCTGTTAATCCCACTGCCAATTGCACTCCAAGTATTATTAGAGACGGTATATTTGGCAAAATAGTCTGCATTAGCAATTCCAGCAAGGTTAGTGAAATTTCCACCAACATACAAATCCCCATTTGCATCAAAAGCCATTGTACGAATATGGTTAATTGTTCCCCCTGTTACAGGATTACCAACAGCTTGCCATACTTGATTAGCTTTACTCCAGCGTGCAATCCCTTTCGTATTTGCAACTCCACCAGCACTTGTAAATGCTCCACAAACATATATATCGCCATTTGGAGCTTCTTTTATATCAAGAACAACTCCACTTACTCCTGCCAACGGATTTACATATTTAGAGCCATTCCATTCGCACCAGCGCCCTTCTGGGTCACGCTTGACAATGTAATCAGCAGCAAATTCTGCATATAAATTAAGCTCGCCGCCCTCCTCATAAGCGCCGTCCAGCAGCCCGCTCGGAATTTCGAAGTTCAGCACCGCTCTCTGATGGTTAGGCAGGTCAGGCGTGTCGGTCAAAGTAGCAGGTAAAGGAATGCAGCGGATGTCAATCGGGTTAGTGGCTTCATTGCCGTTATCGTCAAAGCCTTGATAACGGATAATCCGTTCGCCGTGCGGTCGAACATCCGAGCCCCAATTAATGCCAAATTGCTCTTCTACTTTCGCGCCGTCCAGCAAGTCTGGTCTGAGTGCGTCAATCAGCGCTTTACGATTAGCTTCAATCTCACCCAGCGTTTCACCAGTAAAGTCCACAATAATGCTAAATTGCCTTGATTTGCGGATGTGATCTTGGTATAAATCACCGCCTGATGTCATCTTGGTCAGTATCTGATTCCAGTCGCCGTGTCCTAAACCCGTAACCTGAACCAGCTGGCAATAATCCTCTAAGTCCAACAGCTCGCCGCCCAAGCCGGTATAAGCCGAGCGGATAGATGCGCTGCTTCTAATTGCGCCTTCCCATTTGCAACCATCACCATAGCCGTGAATAAATGTGGTAGCCTTGCTTTCCTGCTCAAATTGGACGCCGTCAACGTAAAAAGGCAAAGTAGAACTGACCGCATCTCTGGTAATTTGCACTCTGTAATTAGATACACTTTCAGTTGCTGATAAAGTAACCTCAACTCGTTGCCAATAACCCGTAGCTGTGAATGTTTTAGTTGCTCTGGCTGTACCCGTAGAAGTGGCGATGACAATGCGCATCGGTTGACCAGCCACGCCTTTTACATCGCAGCTGAATGTATATTTAAGACCATTTGTAACTTTCAAACCGCGCTTGTAATAAGCGGTTCCAGCCGTTCCACTCACAGGCGTTACTTTCATAGAATAAGAATTACGCCGTGTTTCCTCTCCAGTGAGCGAAATCGATGCATTAGTACCAGTCCAATAAGTTACGCCTTCAAGCGGGTCAAAGCGAGGGTTCCAAATCTCATTCCGCCCTGCTGCAGGCTTAATAATCCAAAACTTCTTTTGTGTCAATACAGGTGCGGTCATGCCCAAGCCTCCATAAGCTCAAATGCCGTCTTTACATCCGCTGGATTGCTACTTGTCGGCATTGTCAAATTGTATACATTCCCACTTTTATTTACGCCTGCACGAACGAGTGCGTCAGCGATCGCCCTACCTATATCGTCAGCGTTTATGCTCTCTTTAGATGCACCACCAGCTAACGCTTTGCTCAGCGCTCTCTCAGCATCCGCACGGCTCATAATGAAGCCGTCAGCCGACGGAACGAACAGCTCTCCACGATAGCCGTATTCCTGCCACGTATAAGGAGCGCCGCCTTGCACTGCGCCACCAACGGCTCGTGTCTGTTCATAATATGCGTTATACCGCACAGTACCAATCTTAGTCGGAGGTCTGTAATTGTCAACGGCGCTTGTATCCAATTTAAGTATTACAGGAAGTCGGTCTATTTTGCGTTTTTCTAATTCTGCAAGGTCTGCCATTACCTCGTCAATATTATGGTCAATTTCAAGCCGCTTGCCTTCTGGCAAATTCTCAATATCCTCTGCAAGGTCTGTCACCAACTTGTTATATTGTGATTGCGTAATAATGCCGTCATCCAGCATATTCTTATAAATGTTTACCTGTTTAGTGGCTGCAACTGTATTTTGGTCTACTAATCCCATTTTGACCGCTAAATCATAAGCGGCTTCAGCACTCAACCCCTCAGAAGCTATTTTGAACAGCAAGCTCTCAGAATAAGAGCGCATTGCAGCATCGGCGTTGTTGGTTGCATCTGCGACTTCCTGTTGAGCAGTAGCTGCTTCTTCAGCCGCTTTTTTTTGGGCTTCTATAGCTGCTGTAGCTAATCTGGCTGCTTCTTCACCTTCATAATTAGCAGCAGCCCATTTATCCGTTCCCTCCGCTGCTGCCCGTGTAGCTTTTTCATAATTTTCAACTAAAGTTTTTAATGCATCTATGTTTTCCAGCAAAAAAGTAACATCGCTTTGACCGCCACGCACCGCTGCATCATAAGCTGCCTGAAGTTCAGGGGTAATCAAGCCTAACTTTTGCACCTGTTCCCAGAGGTCACGGGCTTCTTTTAAATTAGCCTGTTTATTAAATACAGCAGCCCAATATTCAGCCCACCAGATCGTAGCATCCGCGATATCGGATTTCACGAGGTCAAAATAATTCTTTTGCGCAGCCGACATCTGCTCCCACTTACCAGCGTTATCAACAGTCAAACCGCCCGTTTCTTCCAATAAGCCTTTTGAGCTTTCCATCACGCCATTCAATAAAGCTTGCGTTTTTTCTGCTTTTGTCAGTTCTTCAGCCGTTTTTCCAACAGCTTCAGCATAAGCCTGATATTTTCCCTCCGCATCCATTACAATACCGAGATTATCCAGAATGTGGGGCGACGCTCGACCAATACCAGTTACAATATCGTTGAATGCTTGCGTGGTTGATATCCCCATTGCCCGCCCGCGTAGAGCAGCTACCTCCATAAGTTGAGCTAACTGTTCGCTATCCGCGCTTACCCCTAACATCATAGCGCGTGAAGCTGCTTGCATAAGGTCAAAATCGCTAACCATGCCGAGTGAAGCTTCTCGCAATGCGTCCATAATCTCAGACATGTCAGCGTCAAGGGAGCGTGCTAAACTGGCAGAAGCTTCCTCCATTCGTTGAAATGCTGCGCCTTCTTTAGCTGCATCCTGAACCTCTTTTATTGCTAACGCAACAGACGTGATAGCCGCTACCGCAGCTAAACTTGCTTTCCACGCAGATGATAAGCCGTCCCCAAAAGTCTTCAGTCCACCCTGAGCATCTTTTCCTGCTTTTCCTACGCCCTCAATATCTTTTTTGACTTTGGCAATTTCGCTGCTGGCTCTATTCAGTGCGGTAATTATTAATCGTACATTAGCCATACTTTTCCCTCAACTCGTTAACTTCCATCACGATATTCCACACCTGCTCATGCTCACGCTTCCACTTCGCAGATTGACCCGGAATTTGCCCCTCGTTTTTATACATCTGAAATGCTCTATATACATTGCCAACCTGCCTCAATTTGCGCATTAGACCAGCAGGCTGCTCCATAACGCCACCAGAAAAAGGAAGCGCATGATATTCCTCACAATTCAAACTGAGTTCCAGCAAGCTCGGCATCGCGCCTTTGCCTTCTGCATAATCGGCAACCTGTATCAGGATAAAGGGTCGAGGTTCATTGCCTCGCTAATCAGTTTTGCAATGCAATCTGCCAGCCAAACGATGTGTGCAGGCTTAGCGTTGTCTACATCCTCAAGCGTCCACTTCGGCTCAACCATAAATCCGCACTTCACCGCTGCCCGCACGGAATCACCACGCCATACGGATAAAGGCTGCGTTTCCTTGCCAATCATGTCGCGGTGAAAGTCCTCAAGCATCTTTTGGTTGATTTCAAGCAGAACGCACTTGCCAAACTTCTTATGCTCAAATTCCATTTCTCTCCTGTATCTGTTTTCTATTATGCTAAAGTTTTGGTTTCTGACTTAGTCTGGATTTTTAACCAGTTTCCCAATTTAGAGCAATACACGCCATCCAAAACCAGATCGTAAGTCGTCACGCCGTTGCGATCTGGGAAAAGTTCTGGCGCTTGCATAGAGTGACCTGCAAAGGTGATAACCATCGAGCGCTCAGATGTACCTGTACCAGTTGTGTATTCTATCTTGAACTGCTTTTGTAAAATGGCAGAGCCAGCTGAAGCCAACATTGTATTTAGATAGGCAGCAGTGGCTGTTTTCAATTCCAGACTTAGCCTGAGCTGCCCATTCCATTTCTGGTCATGGTAAGCAGTTGGTGTACAATCACCCAGATAGCCCCGATATTCTCTGTTGGAGTTGATCGATAGTTCCCAGCTGAATGCAGCATCAACTAATTCTGTAAATGTGTCACTTGTCCAATCCGCGACAGAAATTTTAGCCATGCACCCAGACATTCTGGTCATCTCTGTTCGATCATATAAAGTAGCTAAACTGCCCGGATCAACTTTCCCACCGAGGATAGAGCCGCCTACCTGAACGCCCGTATTATTCGCGCCGGATAGTGTCAGGCTTGCCACTGAAGCGTCCTGCAGCTGGAATACACCATTAGCTTGCCCCCATTGAAGCGTCATAAAATGTGGAGTAACTGCAGCTGTGGTTGGAGCTGCATAAGTGCGCGCGTATGGACCTGTCCCACTTAGAGTAGCAGCACCAAACAAAGCTTCCAGCCAATAATTCACGTCCTCAAACGTTTCATCACTGACCTCAAACGTTGCTGAACCCGAGTAATGATCCAGCGTTGTTTGGTGCGTTGGAGCAAGCGTCCCCCGCAGCTGTTCTAACGCGCGCGTCTCAAATTCAGGACGCAGCCTAAAACTGGACACATTCTGCAATTTTACTGTTGCAGTTGGGGCAGCCGTACCGAACGCAGTTTGCCATGCGGATTGTAAAACATTATGTGCATTAAGCATCTTTTACCTCTAACTTTTCTTTCTCATGAACATAAAGACCGGCTTTCAAAGCCGCCTCTTGAATTTCTTTAGGCAGCTTCGCCCATTCCTCAGCGCTCATATCCCGCGCCGGAACACCAGCGAAGTAGCCACCGCCTTTGTAGATATATTTATCCACTCACTACCTCCTTGATATTCAACTGGCAAAGCACGCCAGCGTAAAACCGCCCGCTTCCACGCGGCCACTCATACTCGCCCGGTGTCACTGATGCAGACTCCAAAGCGGTATTAGCATAAGGGCATCTAAACGTCCTCAGCATATCCACATATTTTCCAGCATAATCAACAATCTCTGGTGCAAATTCCCGCAGTCCAATCCCTTGTTCACTCGCTTGCCAGAGCATAAGGTCGGTAATTTGCCAATTGACCGTCACCCCCGTGCCAATTGCAATGAAGCTCAAATCTCGCCCTTCGCCCGGAGTTCCCCCTACCGGAAGCAGCAATCTGCATGGTAGTTGCGAGGTTGTGATATTCTCTGGCAGCTCATTCAGCCCATATACAGTCGGTGTCTTACCAGATGTGGTTGTAACCGACTTAGCTTTAAGTGCGGTGTAAACGTTTGTTATTACACTCATACCGCCGCCCTTCGCTTATACCGGTCAAGCAATTTCTGCACATCCAAAGGTAAACCGCTTGGCATGATCGTTACACCGTCGCCTGTTACCATCGGTCTATCAATATCAGCGCTGGTGTCCTTTTGCCGATATAGAAAAGCTGCAAGTCTTATGCAAGCGTGCGTGATATCAGCGGGAGCGGTTGCGCTAAATCCCCACGTGCCAGCAACGCTAATCTCGCTATCGCCATTTGTAAAGTTCCACGCTTGGTCTTCATTCAGCCTGATAATCCATTTCGGGTTGTCATTGCGCGGAAATAACTTGTAGCTTCCAGATGCAATCTCAACCCCGTCACCATTTGTCAGCTTGGTCACAGAGAGCAGGTCGTAACCCCATAAATACAAGTTCTGCCCGTCAATGTCGTCAATGGTGAAATACTTGGTTGCCGTCTCAGCTTCAAAACGCCTGCCGGTGTAAGCGTCAATTATACCTTCAGCTCGTGTGAGCAAGTCAGTAAGCAGAGGGTCGTCTTCGGTCGTGGCAACGCTTATACCTAAATAGTCTTTTAGGTTAGTCAGGCTTGCGTAGCTCATTC